TCGTAATACTGCTCCATTTTGATTTCAAGTCGTTCCATGTCGAAGCAACCTTCGCTTTCATGTCTGCTGTTTTACCCGCAATCTTACTCGTAATACTGCTCCATTTTGATTTCAAGTCGTTCCATGTCGAAGCAACCTTCGCTTTCATGTCTGCTGTTTTACCCGCAATCTTACTCGTAATACTGCTCCATTTTGATTTCAAGTCGTTCCATGTCGAAGCAACCTTCGCTTTCATGTCTGCTGTTTTACCCGCAATCTTACTCGTAATACTGCTCCATTTTGATTTCAAGTCGTTCCATGTTGAAGCAACCTTCGCTTTCATGTCTGCTGTTTTATTTGCAATGTTGCTCGTAATACCGCTCCATTTTGATTTCAAGTCATTCCATGTCGAAGCAACCTTCGCTTTCATGTCTGCTGTTTTATTTGCAATGTTGCTCGTAATACCGCTCCATTTTGATTTCAAGTCATTCCATGTCGAAGCAACCTTTGCCTTCATTTCTGCTGTTTTATCCGCAACACTATCCCAACCATTTTTCAGTGTTGATATTGCTCCTGCTACTTTTTCCTTAGCACTTGCAACCATTTCAACTGTTTTATCTTTTATCCCTTCAAACTTATCAGCTATAGTAGAGAACGCCCCTGCCACTTTCTCTTTCGCACTTGTCAACACTTCCGCTGTTTTATCCTTCACATTGTCAAAAGCGTCTTTCGCTGCCGTAAACGTATCTCCAATTTTACCGCCAACAGAAATAGTAATATTTTTAACTCCATCTACAACGCCCGATATTGCATCAACAACATTTTTCTGAAACCAATCACCAACACCAGTAAATGCTCCTGTGATTGCATCCCATGCATCTGTAAACAAATCGCCAAACCAACCTGCAACATCTCCGAACGCATTAACTATACCATCCCATACATCGCTTGCCGCTCCTGGAATATCTCCTAAGAAACTTACCAAACCACTGAGACCATCTGCAATCAATTTTACTGCATCACACAAAAGCCCAAACGCATCTGAAATTAACGCAAGTGCTGCTAAGAGCGTCTCCCCCAGTATTACCGCTAATGCAGCGATGACGGGTGATAAAATATCTACTAGAAAAGTTGCAATAGGCTGTAAAATGTTTTCCCATAAAGTTTTCACTAAATCTACTATACTTCCTATTGCCTCCAAGAAAGAATCAAGAGCAGGACTTACATGTTTTTCCATCACGCTTGCAAAATCATCAGCAAGTGCTTGCAAGACGGGTGCAATCCATTTATTGTAGCCATCCAATATCGTACTAATCAAGTTAGAAATTCCTGTAGCCAAACTATCTACAAGAGGCTTAATGTGTTCATCATAGAGTTTTTGGATTCCATCCCACATTTTTTCCCAGGCATCCGCAATTGCTCCTGTAACTGTTGACAACGGTGCTAGAGTATTCTCTAATGCTTTTTTAATAGAATCGGCATTGTCTGTAATCGGTTTGGTAATTAACTCTACAATATCCCTGAATACTTTAGCAGCAAGCTCAGTTATATTTGTAAAAGCAGTAGCAAAAAGGTCTATAAAGTCAGAAGTGATACTTTTTGCATCGTCAGAACGAAATACAGTAAAAATATCAGCAATTGCTACAGCAAAGTCTCCTACCATGTCGCTGATTTCCGTTGCGACATCAAACATATTCACAATATATTGCTTTAAATCGTCCTTATGTTCTTCCAGATACTTCGCCATTCCTCCTGTAAGATTGTCAACGATAGTCGCCCCTATGCTAGTGAATGACCCCGTTATCTTGCCAAATGTTAAAGCTAAGCTGTCTGATAGATTGTTTGCCGCATTTATTACCTCTGAATCGGTAAAAATACTCTTTAAACTACTTCCGATAGAGGAAATATTATCTTTGATGCTGTCAAATACGCTTAAATCTCCAAGACCTAACGTAAATCCACTGAGGAACAAATTCTTCAGCTCATTCATTCGAGAAATAAGATTCTCTATCGCTTTAGACAAAGGGTCTAAAACCGTTGCTGAATCGGTAATCGTGTTTGCACTACTAGAGCTTGTTGTAGTGCTAGTTGTGCTAGTCGAGGGGGTACTACTCGTATCGGTCGTACTGCTAGAGTCTGTGCTGCTGTCTGAAAGTTTATTGATTTGGTCAAATCCCATTAGCTGCTTCATTTTTTGAGCCGTTTTCGTTGCGGATTCTCCTGCGTCAGCAATAGCATCCGACAAATCATCCGCACTATCTGTCGCACTATCTAATGAACCTGTTGCTTCATCAGCGGCCAAGGCTGCATCGGATATACCCGATTCTGTAGATTGCTTACCAAATACTACATCAGTAAAATTCTTAAAACTTGTTGCCAGAACAGACAAACGAGAGATTAATTCATTTACGAGCTTAATCACAGGCGTAAAAGCATTAATTAATCCCTGACCTATCGTAGCTTTCAAGGAATCTATTTGCAGATTTAAGATTCTAACTTGGTTTGCCCATCCGTCACTGGTTCTTGCAAAGTCACCTGAAGCAGTAGCGAGTTGGTCTTGTACAAATGCGTATCGCAGAGATACTTTTTCTGCTTCCGTCATATTTGCAGTCGTTTTCCCAAATCCATTGGCCAGAGCATACGAATCTAAAGCAGTTTGCGTCATTACCACGCCCAAATCTTTTAAGGATTCGGTTTCACCTGTGAACACACTCTTGAGTTTCGTGTAGGCTTCTTCCTGGTTGAGATTGTAGAAAGATGCTACATCGCCTGCAAGACCTGTGAGCGTCATAGACATATTTGCCGCCTGTTCTTCCGTAAATCCAAAGGCTGTCGCCATTGCTCCGAAAGTGCCTGCATACTGTTTCGCCATCGTCTCAGACAAACCAAACTGTGACGCAGCGTTTTGAGCAAAATCATCTATCGTGCTAGACATAGTTGTAAATGTAACATCGACAACATTCTGCACTTCTGCAAGGTCTGAACCTAATTCAAGACATTCCTCGCTGAAACTAATAATTTTGTCAATTGCAAATGCAGCAACAACCGCCTTTGCGATTCCTTTCAAAGAATCAATAATCGAGTTCGAGTTTTCCTTTATCGAGTTATCTGCATCTTCCATGGCTCCATCTACAGATCCCCCCACTCCATCCATAGCATCATTCATAGATTCCTGCATATCCTCCGCACTGTTCCGTATAAGAACTGTTGTATTGCCCATGCAGATTTCTATTTCATTTGCCATCTGCTGTGCTGCATCCGATACGGACTGTCCTGCTTCGCCCATTGCTCGTTGTATTTCTGTACCAGCACTCGTTGCCGCATCTGCTAATTCTTCTTGAACTCCAGATAAGGCATCTCCAACTTGTGACTCTGTCTCTTGCGACAATCTACTGATTTCTGCTTGTAAATTACTACTATCTAGCGTCAAGCTAAAACTAACAGCTCCAACAGATGTAGAATCACTCATGCGTTACACCTCCTGAAATCGAAAGAAACGCTTGTTTAAAGGATGCTAAAACATCCGCCATCTCTTCTTCAGAAACTTCATTAGCTTTTTTTCTTTGCCAGTCTGCATGAATCCGTTTCTGCCCTGTTGTGAAATGTTTAATGATATCAGGGTCTGTTTCTGTGCGGATTTGCACTAAACGCCCTAGAGGGCTTTCTGCCGAAATGCCTGACAGCAGTGCGGCAAATTCTACCCATTTCATCTGTCTGAACTCATCTCCATACATATTGAGATTATATTGTGCTCGCATAGATGCCACAATGACATTCCAGTCCTCTATTAAGTCGTAACCAGGGTCGGTTTGTCTAGTTCCCCCTCGTCATCGTCATCCTCGTCCTCCTTCAACTCGCCATTTGAAATAATCTGAATAGCACAAGTCAACACGGTCATTCTATCCTTATAAGTCAGCCCTAACGCATCTAGCTTTTCTAAAGAACTTTCAGGGAATATAATCTCTGATACTTCTTGAATCTGCTCTGCACTTTTGATTCCGTCACCATTCCCCATCATTTCAATCACTTTGAGCATATCTGTCGCATTCGATTTGAGTTCTAATTCTACATCTCCAATCTGAAGGATTGGATTTCTCGTTGCAGATAACTTTCTATCAATATTAAAAATTGTTCCCATATCTCTTCCTCCATTAAAAAAAGACAGGGGTATGCCTGTCTTTTTTCTTTCTATTTTTTCTATATTACGATTTGTAAATTCCACACTCGTAAGAAGAATGAAATTTACACTCTGTCTTATGAAAATCATACTTCCAGAAGTGCAAAATTCATACTTCTAGTAAAATCTAATATCCCTTATTTATTTGCTGCTGGTGGTACTAGCTGATGTTACTGTAGGTTCTCCATTGCTGATTACGTCAAATTCTAATGGACCAACATCTGTCGAACCACCACCGCCAATGTTTTTCACGTCAATGACAGCCTTATCCCAGCTAACTGTTGTACCGTCTGGGAAAACCCATTCAAAATATGCATAACAGTTCTGGCCGCTCTTAAATGCTTTATCTGCTATAAAATCATTTCCTGTGTCGCCTACACTTCTTTTACCACTAATCGTAATCGTCACGGCTTTTCCCGTAGTCAATGCAGACTGCCATCCGTTCTGATCCATAGGTGTCCAATTCTGCGTTGTATTGCTGAAGGAAACGCTAAAATTTTCCATTTCTGCAATAGAAGTGGCGGCATCTTTTGATTTACCGATTTTGAATTGGTTCTCATAGACTGGATATACACCATTCATACTTGCCATATTTATTCTTCCTCTCTATAATAAAAAATGCACTCGATTACATATTCATAAATGCCATCATCATCCGTAGCAACAGGGATGGGTTCATCATAACTGAGCCTTGTGAAAAGAATCTTGTGCTGGTTAATTGTTACATTTCTACACGCTTCTAAAGCTTCCTGTAAGGCAAAGGCGGCTTTTTCTGATTCGGTGGGGGATTTATTCCAATGAATCAGAAAAGAGATGGTCTTTTCGCCATGTGTGCCATTTTCCACACCACCTAGGGGGATGCTAAAGTTTTGCCGTTTCGTTAGCGGATAGGTGCCAATAGACTTTTGCTTTTTATCAGGCAATTTTCCACAATAGCAGTTTTCATCTTCTGCAATGTTTAGAGAGGCTACATAGTCTCTAACATCTCGTAAAAGTAGTATCATTTGTCGTTATCCCCTTTTGATTGATTTTTTATCAGACGTTTTAACAATCGTGTAAAAGTCTTCTGTGCAAAATCCTTATATGGACCTGTCCTCCACGGCTCAAACCAGAGTCCACCAGCCCATGCATGTTCATACGTTTGAAAATTGTATTCAGGATGAAAGTACAGTCTTCTTGCGTAAGGTGTCGCATATATAAGCTCTACGACACCTTGCGAACTCTGCGAAACATCTAAAAAGGCACTAGAATGAAGCTGACCTTGGTCGAAAGGGACAATCTCGGCGTTTTGAATCTGTGTAAGCAAGGCATCAGCCGTCTGCTCCAAGGCAATTCGTGCTTGGTCTTGCAAAGAATAAATGTTTTGCTGGTTTAATTTAATTTTCGTATTCTTCACTACATCACATCCAATCTTGTATAGTTGACCGTCCCATCAGGATTCCTCGCCTTTGTCCCTTCGTAGATCCGTCTACTGCATCCATGAATGATAATTTCACCGCTCGTGATAACAGATAGCTCTGGGAAAATATCTCCTGTAAAAAGGGCGACCCCTGACAGCTGAATGAGTTTTTTCTCTGCCGTCAGGACTGTTTTTCCTTTATCTTGATAATTACAGAATCCTTCATACTCAAAGTTATCTAGTGATTCACCGTATTTATCGAGTCCCTCCTGCTCTGCAATTACCTTAACAGGCGTCTTGCAAAATCGTTCTAGGACAAGACTTGGATACTTCATAAAGCCCACCTCCTACCATAAACGGCAACATAAACCCGTCTGTTTTAGCATTTCATACGTATCACGCTGCATAATCACACCGCTTTGTACAAACACGTTCCATCCATTTGTATCAAGGTTCATAGAAACACCGTTGATACTATAAGATGATAGAATACTTCCAATAAAGTCAGCATTCTCATACTCAAATAGGGCTTGCTTCTTACAGACCTCGCCTAAAATCTCTTTTTGAAAGTCCGTGAGGTTCTCATAGCCGATTTTAAGGATGCGATTAAAGGTCAGACTGTCTATGTGTCTGCTTGCCGTATACAGCACATCCTCCGCCTTTTCTAGGGGAATATCACATTCCCCTAAAAAATAAATAGGAAGTGGCATCAACCCACCTCCTAAGCTACTTCTGTAGTATCTCCGACTTCTGTAGTATCTACGTCTACATAGACGGAATCTACTTTCCCATCACGTCCATTCGGGAATACAAATACATCGGATAACTTACGGTTCTGGTATAAGTATCCGTCACCTTCTGTATGAGCACCTGGGTCAAAGAAGTAAATAGAAGAAATCTTCTCTACTGTCTTACAAGTCTGACCACAGGCAATCAACACATTGATTTTGTGAGCACCTGTGACATCGTCACTTTTCTTCATAGGCTCAAATCCACCAGTTTCAGGCTCCCAGCTGAAGGAATCATAGAAACGCTCGTCATCAATGACTTCCATAATGGGCACACCATCAATCTCAGTGACACGAGTTTCAATCCCCATTCCGCCCTCTGCAATCTGTGTCATCTCGATTTTTCGAGTAAAATCTGTAGACTGCTCTAATAAGTCCATAATTTGAGAAGTCACATACATGATCAGCACGCCCTGAGCCTTATATCTTCTTAATTTGCCTGTTGCTAAGAAACTTTTTAGCTTGCTGAATACATTAGCTTTAGTATACGTGCTTGCTCCAGTGGATGAGTGATAGCCGTCTACACTTTGTGCGACCTGTGCGACTTTAGAGAAGAATAATGCATCTGTTTCAGGAACGCCCCATGTCTTCTCAAATGTTGAAGAAATGTTCTGAATGGATGCCGTTTTGTTCGTCTCATCTACATCTGCCTGGTCGATCAGGAACTCAACATCACGGTCATGAGTTACGGTATACGGTACATCCGTCTGTGTGTACGTTCCTCTGTTCCAACCACCATTTCTGCTGTGATTCTTATAACCGCTTGTGCTCATCTGTGTAAAGTGGAAGGTCTTCGCATCTAACCAACGCACATTACTCGTAATAAATGGGGATGTTAATGTCCCCTGAATTAAAATTTC